GTCTGTCTGTCTGTCTGTCTGTCTGTCTGTCTGTCTGTCTGTCTGTCTGTCTGTCAAGATTGTGTTGTGGCAATGTGCCGTTGTCAATAAGCTGTTTTATCAGCTTGTCAGCCTTTTCATTGTTGATGTAATACTTTTCATCTACATTATCCTCAAGATAGTCTTTCAACTTCTTTTTGAGTGGTATAGGCTGTGGAAAATCATATGAGTAATTGCCAAGGAACGAAAACATAAAGCATCTATTTCTATTCTGCGCCACTCCATAATTTTTAGCATTCAAATCTTGCCAATAATTTGTGTACCCTAAACTTTCCAGGAAACCCAACCACTTCTCAAAATCATTGATGTTTTTCTTGCCGTGTACTTGTGACACGTTCTCCATGAACAAAATCTGTGGTAATTCTCCGTTACTATCTCTAATTTCTGTTAGTATTCTCTCAACTTCCCACAACAGACCGCTTCTTGTACCACTTCCCTTAGACATTCCAGCTTGTTTCCCGGCAACTGATAAATCCGTGCAAGGAAACGAGTAAGTAAGTAGGTAAGTAAAGGTTTCTGTGCCGCAAATATTCAAATCTTCTGCATGAACCTTTGTTATGTCCATTGTGGGGAAATCCGTACCATGTACTGCGTTATAGCTTGCAATAGCGTACTTATCAAACTCAACAACTCTGTAATGTTCAAACTTAGCGCCTATTCTCTTTAGTGCCATTGCCTGACTGCCGTAGCCGGCGAAAAGTTCTATTAAGCGAATAGGCTTTGTTATGCTAATTGGTTCTCTTGTGAAGTCAAATATGCTCATTTGATTATCACAAGAATAATTTTCAAAATTCATAAAATCTACCAAAAGGAAACCTCGGTTTTATGTGCGCACAACCTATTCCTTTCTTTGATTTTTAGTTAGTTATCTTCTTTTCTCTTAAAATCCTCGCAAGGCACATCAAGCAAGCAACCGCATTTTTCGGTTTCCATTCCTCCCCAATATGTCTTATATCTGTAAGAGTTTTCGCATTTAAAGCAGAAATCCTTGCCATTGTTCAATTTGCAACTTGTCTTTTTATCTTCCAGCTTTTTCCCGATACTCTCGTTTATCCTTTTGAGTTCCTCGACATTTTTCTGCGATTCCTCAAGATCTTCAATAAGTTTATTATATTTTTTCTTACTTAAAATTTTCATTCTGAATTACCCTTTCTTTTTAGGCTAAATAATAGCCCTTACTTTTAGCTTCTGCATAATCATCTTCTGAAAGCAAAACTTCTTTCTGTATCTCTTTGTTACCATAGCAATCAACATCACATACAACCTTGAAAAGCAACATTCCATTCTTTTCAATCGGTTCTTCGTGAGTTATATTTGTTACATAGTGTTCAAGTAAATTCATTTCGAATCACCCTTTCTTTTTCTTCTTAGGCTTAAACTTAAAAACATCATTTTTCTGACGGCTTACCATGCTACGATAGCCGTTCATTTTACTGGCTCTGCTTTTACTCATACCTCACACTCCTTTCGGTTTTTCACACCGCTCAAATTCGATCACCCATACCCACGGGTTTGCATCCCAACTGTAACGATCAAGATCAGATTTCTTGATGGTTGAATCCCAAAGGTCATGAAACATACCTTTTACGAACTCGTCTCCGACGTATTTTAAATGTTCTTCTTCAATTCCTTCTTTCACACACCCTTTTCCGTCAATATCCTGCAACCGCTCCACCCTCACATCCGTAGCCCGGAGCCAGATACGTGCCGCTCCTTTCGGCATATGAATGGACGGACGGTATATCAGTTTTGATGATTCCTTAAATGTAGGCAAGTCTGCCAGCTTATCATCAGCCCTGTAAATATATGTTCCATCTTCATATCCTTCGCTCCATGTTTCTCTCACGTACAGTATATCGTCCGTGTGATATGGCGGATTCCATCGTTTGCTTAATTCCTCATCCTTTATATTTTCCGGAAGCTTATATCCTTCGCCCCAAAGTTTGTGTGCTCCCCTGTTTGGATATGTCCATTTTCCTATACAATCCTTGTGGCTACCTGCATATGTATAACATAGCCCTGATTGTGGTTGTGGCTTTATCACACGTCTGGTGCAAGTCTTCCGTCCGTCCAGAATCGCCCGAACCATCTCGGTGTTAAATAAAATCGGTTTAATTGCCATCTACCCACCTCCATCTAAAATGAAATACTGCAAAATGAATCTGAATGTTGAAATTTTTATCAATCATTTCATGCTGTGTGCTTATCCTAATTGTCGGGAGAATATATACATCTTGTGTATCAACAAGAAAGTCAAATCTGTCAAAATTAACCATCTACTCCACCGCCTTTCACAATCTCGATTGCATTTTTGCTTACTATCAAGTTATGGTTCATCATCGTTCCGTCACCAATGTTCACATCTGCGTTAAAAGTCCATTCTTCCAACTGCTCCACAACCTTGTCTGGGTCGTAGGCGGTCGGCTGTGCATCTATCACGCTCGCCAATGTTGTCAAACTTACTCTCCTAAAATCATCATCAGATTTACTCGCACGCATGCAATATTCTTTTAGTGCATCTGTGTCAATCAAGCTCATCGTTTTTCATCTCCTTTTTTCAAATAATCAAAAATCTCATGTCCAATCATCCCTACAACTGACAGAACGCAAAAAAGGTTAACTCCAAATTTTGTTAGAATATCTAACCTAATGGCTATAAGTATTAGTAGAAAGAAATTTATGTACGATTGAAACATCATTCTTCATCACTCCAATCTAATTTTTGACCGCAATCCCAACAAAACACTGTATTCTGCCGTTCGTTCATGTATTTTTCTAAACATGCATTTCCACAAGTAGGGCATACATAAGCATATACTTTTTTTAATACACCTCTGTACGAATCGGTTTTTCTCGGCTTCTTTGGTATCCGCTTTTCAAGTGCCTGTATTGCAATCTCTATACTTTTGATATGTTCTCCAGTATTACCTTGTGCATAACATAAATCACAGTTGTCACATAATCTTGCATTACAATCTTCATAAATACCTTTTACTTGCATTTTTTGACATTTATGATATGCTCTTAGCTTTTCTATTGCTTCATTCTCTGTCATACTCACACCTCTTTAATTAAATGGTAATCCCTCATCAGCTACATTGTCCGGAATTGACATAAAGTTGTCCGAGCTAGCATTACCGCCCATAATTCCGTTGTTATTATTCTGCTGATTAGCACGACTTTCACAAAATTCGTGTTTTTCAACAACGCAATCATTAGTGTAGACTTTCTGTCCGTCCTTATTAGCGTAGCTGCCTGTCTGCCATCTACCCTCAACGATAATCTTAGTTCCCTGATGTAAATACTTCTCTGCAAACTCTCCATTTTTACCAAATGCGATACAGTTAATAAAGTCTGCTGCCTGTTCACCCTCTTTCTTAAAAGCTCTGTCAACAGCTAATGTGTATCTTGCTACAGCCATACTTCCGTTTACTGTCTGTGAATATCTAATCTCTGGCTCTCTAACAACTCTTCCACATAGGATTACACGATTCATTACTTTTCCTCACTTTCTAATAACTCTGGATTGTCAAAAATGTTTCCGATAACTTCAACGCACTTTCGTTCAAGTACATAAAATCCTAAATTACAGTAGCAATATCCGCTTTCTTTACCTTTTAAATAACTATAATCAAGCGTCCAATCGCCATTATTATATTTTACTATTTCCGGATATTCTTCTTTTCTGTCACAAATGTCATTTTCCCAAATCAGCTTGCCATTCTTATCTTTCAAGCCTGTGCATTGGCAGATAGTGGATGAATCTACTTCAATAGAGTTCCATAATGCTTGAGTTCTAGATATCGACCTTAATCGTGTTTTATCTTCTTGCTCGGATGAAATCCAACTTCGCACTCCTTTAAAAAACGGATTTTGAATAAGGTTTCCTATAACCCATTCTCCGTTATCAAGTCTCTTTGCCTTGAATAAATATCTATCTTCCATATTCTCTCCTATTCCGCTTCTGATTGAAGCCATTTTAATGCTATTTCTCTGCCTTTCTTATTGCAGCTAAAAGTACATCCCTGTGTAAAGCTATCGCAATAATCAGCACAATTAAAGTTCGAACTGCTTGCAATACGTTCCGCCATTTCTTCATCTGACATATTCCTTATCATGTCGGCATTGGCCACTTTCAAATCAACAAGTTCAAAACACTCATTACGCCATTTCAATACATTATCAATATTGAATGAACTGTAACCTACATGGTAATAATCTTCGCCGACTTTTTTGTACTTGATTTCGTAATATGGCTTGTTTTCTATCATCCTTACGATAATTTCAAGAGATGTAACTTTGTTTTTTGCATCATCATTTTCTGAAACTTTGCTATCGCATCTGCAACAAGGCTCATTATCTCTTGAATTGCTGTTGTGCTGACAGTTACAAGTGTGCGCCTTTTCTTTTGTGGCTAAGTCAAGGTAATATTTCAAATCTTTTATCAAACTGATAGTTCCGTAGAGTTGTTTTTCTTCAAGCATTTCAACAACTTCCGATATTCTTCTATCAAAGTCACGCTCGCTTACGCTTTTAAGAAATTTATCCATTCTCTCCACCTCTCATTTCTTTCAGCTTGGCTTCGGCTTCCTCTTGTGATAAAAACCAGGTTTCCTTGTACATTTTTTCTGACAGGATTCGGTCTGTTGCATATTCTCGATCCTTATCACACTCCATGTACCATCCTTTTTCTGTAAAAGTAATCAAGGCTACTTTCTGATGATAAACTTTGTTGTTCTCCGGGTGCAGACTTAAAATATTTAATTCATAATTGATTTTGCTAGGAATTATATATACATCTGAGCCAATTCCACACGGCAACCGCAGAAGTAATCCCTGCTCCTCTGCATCCTCGTAATCCGCTAACTTCTCCATTGCGCAATAACCTTCTTCGCAGTTGGAATGATATGAATTAGGCTTTTCGCCATAGCACGAATACAAGGTTTTTAAGGATTTTTTCTCGTAATTCTCTTTTACTAAGATTCCAAGCGCTGTTCGCTCTGTTAATCTCTCCATTCCTATTCCTCACTTTCTGCCAGCTTGGCGAATTTCCAACTTGCAATATCTGATTCACCTTCTGCGCTCCATGATGTTGCTCCATGATACCAAGTGAACACCGTGCCGTTTTCATACATTGCAAAATATCCCCGATTCCACTCGCCGCTTTTTACGTCTTTCACAAGAATCGGCGTATCGACCGCTACCTTGCTCCAATCAACAGGCGGCTCAACATATTCTGAATCTAACCATTCCAGCATTTTATGTTTACATGAATAATTAGAAATATAGAATCCGCACTCTGAACATCTCATCTCTGCGCATGGAACAGGCTCGCCATCTTTGAGTGCAAGTTTACTTACTGTAATATCAATGATTTTATCCGCATATTTTTCTTTATTCGTCATATTAAACCTCCAAGTCACACACGAACTTAATCTCATCCGCCAAACTCTGCGCTATCATCGGCACGGTCAACTGAAACTGCTTGTAATTAGCCAGTGTATCAATGTAGTCGATGAATTTGTCCGTGAAATACTGCAACTGTTTCGCTGTTATCTTAAACTCCTTTTTCAGAATCGTAAGTGTCAGCGCAAAATAGTTAAACAAAGATGCGCTGGAAAGCCTGTAGGCTTCACGCTCGATACAGAACCCTTTCTTTGCATACAGGGTCATTAACTGTCTCTGTGGAATTTTTCCGACTTCTTCTTTGATGTCGATTCCGTATTTACTTTTCAGATAAAAAGACAAGTCCTTTCCAGTATTTCCACCGGATGCTACTTCATCTAAGTAGGATTTCAAAAAATCCTGCAACCGGATGATTCTTGCCTGTCCGAAACCGAATTTGTCATGCAGAATTATGTACCCGATCACGACAAAATCTTTGTACGATTTTGATATAACCTTATCAGCATTTCTCTTTTCAAAATCATTTCGCCCGATAATCCGCATTTCCTGTTTTGTGTAAAATGTTGGCTTTTTATTCCGTCTCAACGCATTGCTCATTTCTTTGATTTCTCCTTTCTGTATGTGATTTCCAACCATGCAAAATGGCTCAATACAAGCTGTCTTGCACGCTCTTCAATCTCCATGCCTTTGTATTTGTTTATCAATGATTCTCCGGCTTTTACGACTTCATCCCACCAAGAATCAGCGTTGTCCGGTGAATAGTATTTCTGAATGAATTGCCAATAATCCATAAACACTTGCCATTCTTCCGAACCCTTTTCGATCTTTGCACTTGCCATAGCCACTACCTCTAAAACGGACACTTGCCATTGTATGGCTTAAATCCGTCCCCACGTTCTTTCTTTTTGATTTCTGCAACAACATCATCAAGCGGTTTTTCAATTTCAACAAATTTCATGTGATCTCCATCAAACTCCATTGCTTCACGCATTGTCATTCCCTGTCTGTTCTTCTCGATTTTTACACCCTTGGCTCCCTTGTCATTGTCTGACAGATTCCACAGCATAATTATGTTTGACGCATCCTGTTCGATTGCCCCGGATTCCCTCAACTCTGCCATGGTAGGTTCTTTTGTGTCTCTGCTTTCGGAAGCTCTTGTTATCTGTGAAAGTGCTATTACATGTGTATTTAAGTCTCTTGCAACCGATTTTAAACCTCTTGAAATTGATGCTACTTCTTCATTTCTTCCGGAATATCTGTTATCCGGCATAAGCAACTGCAGATAGTCAACAACGATAACATCAAAGTTTTGGTGTCTGCATTCTGACTTTATTTCCCTCGGAGATACAGTACCGGACGCAATCCATAATTGATAATCGCTCATTTCCTCATTTGCTTGGTTAAATTTTTCCTGCTCATCACCAAGAAATGCTTTCGCCCGCCTTATTCTCGTTAAACCAATTTCTGCAAGCCTTGAAACGAATCTTTCATACACCTGCTTATCGCTCATTTCCAAATTGAAATATGCAACTTTAAGACCTCTCTTTGCCATATTCCCAATAATCTGCGTTGTGAGTGCGGATTTTCCGACTGCCGGTCTTGCAGCAACTACTGTTACGTCACCGCGTTCGAGATCTCCAAGTGCATCATCAAGTTGCGATAACCCGATTTTTATACCTCCCTCTCCAACACTTTCGTTGAAATATTTGTCTTTATTCTCAACTGAAATCTGCTTAATTGGTTTTAACTTTACTTCTTTCCCCTCTTGCAAATGTTCAAGTCTTGTAAGAAGATCGCTGATTGTATCATCAATGTCGCATGGTTTTAAACTGGATTTCTGATACATGTCACGAACCATTCTTGCCTTGTATTCTTTCGCAACCGCATCGGCATAGCTTTTAACCATAGTTGAAGTGATTGTTCCGGTAATACAGGATTTCATCAATTCGCTAATCTGCTCCTGCGTGTATTTGTGATTCTCAAGTGCCATTGACAAAGACATGGGATCAATGTTTTCATTCCGGTCATACATGGCAAGCATTTCCTTGTATGTGTCCTGCGCGAAATCCGAACTAAACATTTCCGGTTTCAGTGTTCGCCAGATGCTATTTAGCACATCATTGTCAATCAGTACGCACCCGATCACTCCGAACTCCGCTTCTGTCAACTACAATCACCTCGTTTCTCCGCAATCTGCAACCAATAGTCGCAATCGTTTTTCAGCCAATCGACATATTTTGGAATGTATCGAAAATCCGTATCGTCCGGATTCTTTTCTTGATAGTCACTCAAATATGCTTCCGTGGCTTTGTATAACAGCCGTGCAATGTCCGGTTGGTTCTCTTCGATAACTTCTAGCACCTTATCCATCCAAGCCGTTTTAGAGGTACTGTACGCTGTTTTCTTGGGGTATATACTAAAAGTCTTTTTCCATGCATCGTCAAAATCAAAAAAATCTCTGGAATCGGTCGACAGCGAATTTTCTTTTATATTTTCTTTCTCTTTATCTTCTTCTTTTTCTTCTTCTTTATCTGAAACAACGACGTCAGACGATTTATCGAGCGATTTTTGCTCAATTAGGTTTTTCTGCTTCTTTCTCCGGTTCTGCTGATATAGCCTGTCACGTTCCTTTTTCTTCTCATAAGCGTCAAGTGTTTGATGCTTATTCCAATTCGGAATCGTTATCACATTGTCAACAACTTCAATCATTCCAAATTCTTCAAAGGTCTTAAGCGCAAGCCTTACCGTGTTCAAATCTCTGCGGAAAATGGTGGCAAGCATTTCATCCGTAAACGGCAATTTGTTGCTCATCATAAACACACCGTTGTTATTCTGTTTTCCGGCAAGAATAAGAAGTTTGAACCAAATCGTAATGATGCTATCCGCACTCGGCATACTCTCAATCAGCAGAATCTTTTCATCATCAAAGACATCTGTTGTGATTTTAATCCACTTGACTTCTGCCATCTAATCACTCTCCTCATATGTATTTTCAGAAATCAAAGCCATAAACTTCTCATACTGCTTTTCAGAAACTTTGTTACCCTGTTTATCCGGCTTCAAGCGGATTTCAAGGTGCTTTTCAGCAATATGCGATAATTCCTTAGCAAGAGTCTTTTTGCCTTGTTGTACGCCCCGCATATAACCTTTGACCACTTTTCTTTCTCCGATTGAACCACTTGCGCGATTTTCTCCTTGACCGCCCAAACTGACATTACGCAATTGATAGCCTTTATCTGCATATAACTTGATGTAATATTTCTCCTTTTTATCAAGCTGGCTCTCTGAGAAATTCAGAAATTCAACTCGCCAACCATAAGGATTGTCGCTCTCGTTGTACAACTTATGCTTCCGTAAACTAAGGTCTATGTGTTGTTCATAGCCTGTAAGGTGGCTACACAATCTGCTGATTATATGCAGTGCCTGCCCGATATACGCATACCGGAAACCATTTTCATCCTCACGAAGTAAGAAGTATATTCCGCTTTCATCATTCAGTTTCGGATTCAACGCAAGCCACTTCTGTTTATTTTTGGCTTCGATGGCTTTTGCCTGTCTAAATTTCTTATAATCCACCCCAATCACTTCCTCTCCAATGGCTTCATGCTCATTTGAGCCACAAACTTTCCGTAACTCATTCCGGAAGCGCGTGCCATATGATTCACAGCCTTGATTGCATCATCCTTTTTCTTTGGCTTTCTCAATCGTTCTTTAATGTCAATGCCGATGCAGTCTTGGCAATCAACTTTGCGTTCATCTATCGTCATAAACAGCCTGCCACATTTCGGGCATATTCTTGTATACACAATTCTTCCAGCCTTTTTAAAATTCTTAAACTGTGCGTATCTTTTTGCACATTTGGGTCTGCAGTATTTTTGATCTGGTCGCTTCGGCTCAAATTCAGCCATACAGTATTCACATAATTTCAATTTTTACCTCCAATCTTTTGTAAGGGCGGCACGGTAAACGTACCGCCAAAACATGGCTTTCAATAAGGTTTGTGATAACTATTCGCCAAACAAGATAGTTTCTTTTAGGCTTTCGCCAAGGTGTTTCAACCTAATTATTCTTCAATTACTTCAAGTTCATTTTCTTTTAAAGCGGAGTACTCGCTTGATTTATAACTGCTAAGTGCTTTTTTCGGAGAATATGCCGATTCTTTCGCGCAATATGGCACACTATTGGTTTCTAATGCAATAACGATTTCTCCCGGTTTAAAAAACCCATAACTATCACTAATAACTCTGCATTTTGTTCCTCTTTCCATGCTTTCTCCTTTCAGAACGGACAAAGGTTCATATCAACCTCTAGCCCTTTTTCTGCAACATAAACATTCGTTCCATATTTAATTGTTTCTTTCGTTCGTTGTAGGAATAACGCGGGATCTCCGCTTGTGTCCGATAAGTGTATTAAAACGACATTTCGCAAAGCTGGGTTGTCGTTCGTCTGAATAAATTTAAGTGCCGTATCAAGGCTCATATGACCTCGCAAACGGTGTTCGTAATTTGGCTCATTCCGGGCTACCAAGTCCATGCTATAATTGGCTTCAGCCATGATATGCTCAACTTTTATGCCAGAAAAGTCATATCTGCAATATTCCAAGTCGGTCAAGAATAACAGCTTTCCCATTTCCTCATGCTCGATTAAATAGCCGTAGCACTCAATTTCTGTATCGTGCGGTACGTTGAAAGGGGTCACTGTAAAACTTCCGATTTGCCGTACTCTGCGTGGTGGAATGGCTATTGTACGCTCTCCGGTTATGGTTTCAAGCGCGGTCTGCGTTTCAAATGCTGTATAAACCGGGATACCGGATTTCATGAAATCTTTTATGTATCGTGCATGGTCTCCTAACCATGCTCATGTGAGACGATACATCCTGCGACATCAGAAATACGCCAATCAATCATTTTCTTAAAATAAAGAAATTTGCATCCGGCTTCGATTGCAAGAATCTCTCCACTACTGCTGATTAAAGCGTAACTGTTGCCTGCCGATGATGAACCGCAACATCGCATAAGCATTTAAACCACCTCACTTTCATCAAAATTACTTAATGCCATCTACATGATACCTTCCGTAACCGCTACTTCTTCCACTTCCGATACCATTACCAAATCCTGCAAGGTTGATAATATTTACAATCTGCTCAATAGAAAAGGCATTTTCAGTGTACTGAATTGTGAATGTGGCACTCCAACCACTAAATCTGTTAAGGTATACCAATACCGGACTACCTTTCTTTGGTGACATTAACTTTTCATCAATGTGATGTTCTGCAAATCTGATAGGTACTAAATCACCCTTTGCGATAATGTTCACTCCTGCGTTAAACTTTGTGGCGTATGTATCAATCTTATTTTGCACAACTGCCTGTCCGAATGACTTTTTAAGTCCGAACCCTGTTATACAAGGCGCATTTTCTTTCAATGCCTGTGTAAGCCCTTCCTCTGAAAAATCAGTAGGTTTTCCATTGTACCAATGCATCGAGGTAATAATTGCCTCCCACGGATTAGGCTTTGCTGTGTCCTTTGCCTTATCCTTGCGCTTATCAATGAGTTCCTTTGCGTTTACGTCATTCATTTTGTTAAGAATCAAATCTCCGTCACCTGCAATAGTGATTTCTGCTGTTTTAATATTTAATGGTTTGATTTCTATTACTTCTGTTTTTGCCATGTCTTATAATTCCTTTCATTTTAAATTCTTACCGATAGCACTTTACAAGCGATATGATGTAGTATTTTGTTCTGTTCTTATGTTTGCTATGGTTTCATATTTTTGCATGTTGTTTGCTAATTAGTTATATGGTCGGTATCATACCGCCAGTAAAATGCTATCAGCTTATTTCCTATAATCAAGTGCTTAACAAGTGACATAATCACATAAATATTGTATTGTCGTGTCCTATGCTCTCATGTCGTTTCCTGTGTTGTCTTGTTTTAAGCTATCCTTATATATAATTGTGGCTATGCCACCTATTAAACACTTGAAAATAGGTTGTTTTGTTTTTTGCTTTCTTGAATCGTCCTATTATTTTCTGTTTTATGCTATATATTATCTAAGCAGTGATTAAATCAATCTGCTCAAATATCTGTTCCAATTCAGAAAGCGTTTCATATTTCTTTCTGAAACTCTCTAATTCCGATAACGCTCTTTTCAGCAAATCTTCATATTCTGTTGTGTTTGTCAAAAAGGTTCGTGTCGGCTGATAAATTGTATCAGATGTTCTGCTCAATACCCTTACAAGCGGTGCATCTTCGCTCCTTGGTTCTATGTATAACATTCTAATAACATTTCCTGCCTGTATGGTTCGATATTTTTCTGCGGCAACATCGTTATCCCATTCAAAGCATTTATGTAATTCAGTGTTTATTCCTTTTGCATATTCGAGAATCGCTTTAGGTGTTATTTCATTTAAGCTACACATTTCCGCATAACACTTATTTGCGTCAGCATTAAATACGCCATTTAATCTCCATTTCACATTTTCCATACCCTACTCCAATTCTTCCTCTGCCGGAAATTGAAAGATAGCATTGCTAATGCATTCTATTTTTGACGGCTGATTTTCTGTTTGCACCATAATTCCGCATTTCTTTAATCTTTCAAATTCCCTTGCCACATCTTCCGAAATATCAACATTCTGCATTGCGATAGGCATACCGATATATGCATCTCTAAGCATTTCCATGGCTTTCTTCGCTTTTTCTTTGGTGGAATATTCAGCAATTTGCATGTCTTCATTAAGCGACTCAACACCTATTAAGTTTTTGTTCAGGAAATAAATTCTTGACCTGAATCTCTGAATAATCACCTCTTCATATGGTACATCCATTGTTCCGTCCTGCGATATAACTCTCATAGCAACCTCCCTAATCTTTCATAAAGTCCGGTACGTTCTCGTCATTCTCAGCAACTTCTCCGGCTACCTTCTCTGGCTCGACTGCTGCACTTTCGGTTGAACAAGGTTCCGCCGTAACAAATGGCTCACTGTTGGCGTTCTCCGTAATATCACGCTTGACTTGCTCTTGCAAATCTTCCATCGGATATTCCTTGAAATCGCCATCCTCGATTTCTTCCTTGGTATAAAGTCCCATTGTCAGCTCCGGGCAATTCAGACTAGAGAAGAATGATGCCGCTCTGTAACGAAGCATTAACTGCGGCATTGTTTTCCACTTGCTACCGTTCTTCTTCGTCCAACCTTCATCATCTGCCATCTGCATATTAACTTCCATGCCCTCAATTCTTCGACCATTTTTCATAGTCCACGCAGTGCAAGAATAAGGTTTTCCGTTCTTGCCCTTGGTTTCGTCGTACTGCAACTCCATGTCGAATTTGTTGCTGGCATTGATAGACGCGATCAAAAACTTACTGCTCCAGCTTGGCTTGCCCTGTATCAGAAAAAGGTTCTGCATAACCATAAGTGGGCTGATGCACATTCTCTGCGCCTGCTCGATGGCGATCAAACAGTTAGATGGATTTTTCTGATACGTCTGCGGAACTATTGTTGACTCGGCTAACGCCTTTGCCATCTGCATAGCCATAATGAAATTGTCGGATGTTCCGAAAATTCCAAGGCTGTAATCGGTAACCTTGTTATTATGTGTTGCAACCTCTGTCTTTTCTTCTGCCTTTACTAATTCTGTGTTTTCTGCCATAATTATTTTTCCTCGCTTTCTTTTCTTATTGCTTTTCTAAATGCTCCATTTTTAAGGAATTTCAAAACAAGATTGAGTTGCATATTCTTGAAAACCTCTATGTGCTTTGTACTGTGATACCACATTACCCATTCCTGTTTCAAAAGTTCCTCAATGCTTGTAATCTGCTCACCCTCTGCGAATTTTCGCTGACTCAAAAGATATTCCCTGTGTTTTTGAATGTTCTCGCATTTTGCGCACTCTTCGGAAGAATACCTTGAACAATGCTTTCCATTAAGGTTTACAGACAATGCACAATATCTACATGGATTAACTCTCATCGTCACCACCGCTTTCCGGTTCATCACACTTCTTCACAACTGCCACCTTATCAGCACCGTAGGTATCAACCCACTTCATATCCACGGTTTCATCCGTGACCGTCAGCTTTGCACCCTTGGCATTTACAACCGTGTCACCGGCTTTTACATTATCCTCGGTACGATACACATAGCTTCTTGTGCTGTTTGGAAATTTCGCTTTGATATACTGCATAATTACCTCTCCTTTTTCACATATCCATTTGACAAATTTTCAAGAATACGCAAAAGTCTTTCGTTTGTTTCTGAGGCTTTTCTAAGTTTTTCTATAAGGCTATATTCATTACGCTCAAGGTCATTTACCTTTGTTCGCAAATCTGAGTTTTCAGCCTTCAATTTTTCAATATCATCCATGTACACGACCTCTCTTTCCTTTATTCCTCGCGTCTTTCTCACAATACGGAAGAGAACAATGTCCGTCTCTTCCCCAGAACCCTTTACTTGCACTCTTCCAACGCTTGCATGACATGCACCGTGCATCAGGCTGTGTGATGTTGTTTCCAATTCCTACTCTCGACATTCAATATCCCCGCTTTCTTAGTGAAAATCCGCTTCCGGTTCTTTTTCCGGTTGAATATAACTGTCATCATATTCCTTATCAATAACGATAGCCGTTCCAGCTCTGGATAATCTCAAGAGTAGCACCTCAAATTCACTCAAGTTTCTAAGTGACGAAATCGTCAAATCCTTATAGGAAGAAAGTGTATATGGTTCTTCTTTTCCGTTGCCCCATATCCGCTTTGACACAGGAATTTCAACATTCAGTTTTTCATCATGCTCATTTTCAAATGTGATAACTGCTCTTTGCACACTGCTCCATGATGGCTTATCTTCCAGCTCAAACCGCATTTCACATTCCACGGATTGATAAGAAACGCCATCATCGTAATCAATGTCTAAATCTTCTGTGTCAATATCCCTTTCGCATTGTTTAATCCATGCCTTGAACAAATCCGTAAGTTTGATTTCTTTCTGCTCCGGCTCCACCATAAGGTCTTTAAAATTCTCCAGAATCTTTTTATTTCCAATACAGAAATCCGAATTAACAATCTCTGTTAAAACAGAATCAAGTTTGGGAAGATACTCTGAAAAATCATAACTCTCAATGTATGGAACCATGACTTCTTTTACCTTTTCCTCAATGGCATGCTTTGCATCTCCCCAACGAAAAGCATCTTCGATTGCTCCCACCAATGCATTCATAAATTTTTCTTTGACAATTTCACTTACTTCATCCGAAGATAAACTTTCCGATGCTATTTTCAATAATTCTTCTTTCATTTACACACCCTCCACTTTCAACTGCTTATCCTCGGAAACCGTCAGAAGAATTAGCTGGGTATCAACGACCGGCACATATTCGTCATTGATGCCCTCAGCACCATCAAGGAAGATAGGAACATACATATTAAAGAACTTCTGAAAACTGTTGCAAATATCAATCTTCGCTTCAATTTCTCTGCCAGTGTTAGTCGTGTCACCGAACACCTTGTAAATGCCGGTTTCTTCATCAAGCACCGTAGGAATACAAACTTCCTTATATTCTCCGTTTTTCTGGAAATCGAACAACTTCCAACGTACAATACCGAAATGCTGATTGATTTCCTCAACAAGTAACTTATTCTTTCGTTTTGAAACTTCTTTGAGCTGATAAAGAATCCTCTCGGCATCTGCCTTTGCTTGTCCATACTCGTTCTGTTTATGTCGCATATCTGCAATCTTGTCATCAATTTGAACATTGTTTTCAGCCTGTGCAATAATCTTATTTACTTCATCAAGCTGGCTCTGCAGATCTGCTTTCTCGACTTTCAAATCAGTAACAATCTTGTCCGCACCATCAGATTCCAGCTTTTCAATATCGGCGAGAACCTTGTCACGCTCTGCTTTCAGTTTCACATAATCTTCATTCTGCGTGTAATCAGCTTCGCTCGGGATCTCGGATAACTGCTTCGAAAGTTCTTCTTTCTTTGCAATGGCATCCTGTTCCTGTTTCTTTAAAGCGTCAATTTCTGTATTCAGATCAGCATTTTTCTTTGTAAGTTCGGTAATAAGTTCTTTCTTCTCGGTGCCAATAGTATTCAACCGATTCAGTTCAACCTTTTTGTCAGTGTCAAACTTAAATCTTTTTGCTTTCAGTTTTTCTTCTGCATCCGCCTTGGCTTTTTCTTTCCGGCTTTCAAAATCAGCCTTTAACTGCTCGATTTTACCTTCTGGCAACTTCTGACCGCACAGTGAACAAACAGTGCTATTTTCATCAAATACCCACTTGGATTCGTCAAACAGGTAAGGCGCTTCATCAAATGCCTTGGCATATTCTGCATTGTACTTTTCTCCAATTTTCTTCCGTTCTGCATCCGCATCTGTGATAGCCTTTTCATTACCGACAATCTGATTTTCTTTCAAAGAAATCGTCTGCTCCAGATGTTTTAATTCATCTTCGAAACCGCGCAGATCAGCATCAATTTCGTATCTACGATTGGATAATTCGCGGTTCATCGTCTGTGTAATTCCGGATATATCAAGTTGTAACCGCATTTCCTTATCGCGCAATTCGTCAAGCGAATGATCGGCACCGGCAATCTTCTTATCGCATTCAGCGATTCTTCTTGTCAGATCAGCCTTGGCAAGTTCCTGCTCTGCCACATCAACATCAACTTTCGCTTTCTCCAAACCGATAATCTGATTAGGAATCGCATCTAACTGTTCAACTGCTTTCTTCTTGGAAGCGTTATTCATGGCTTCAATTTCCTCGAATTTATAAGATTCAAGTAGTTTTGCAACATCTGCTGTATCTTTGCACATTTGCGCAATCTCTAAATCTGTTTTTGCACTTGCCATAGCGAATAAGGATTTTCTCATTTCATCCTGTTTTTTCTTCAACGACAAATCCTTAGTGAACACATTCGGGTGCGAACAAATGAGGAATTTATCAAACTCAAATCCTAATTCTTCCAGATATGCCTTAAAATCACGTTCTGTCTTAGGCACAGAATTGATCTCATATGTATTTGTGATAGTAACTTTCGAAACTCCATTTTTATCCGGCTTTCCAACTTTTCGCTTCTGCATCTTGGAAAGAGTAATCTCTTTTCCGTCCACATCAACATCTGCAGTAACGGTTGGAATGCAATCTTCTATATTGTCCGGTCTAATGTTTGGATTGCTGACAAGCTCATAGTTCTTATCAGACGTCAGCCAGTACCATGCCGCCCCGATTGTGGTCTTTCCTCTCCGGTTCATGCCGGAAACCCTTGTTGTCTTGCCAAATTCGTATGTCTTATCCTTTACCCCCTTGAAATTTTCAAGTCGCAACGATTTCAAAATCATTCGCATTTTTACACCCCCACGATTCCTTTTATTGATAACTCATATGTAACTTTTTCCACAACGTGACCATCTTTACACGTTTTCTTGTATCTCCGGCTCTGCAATCTGCCGTACGTGCTTACCTTATCGCCTAAAGCAAGTGAGTCTGTATATTCTGCACACTTTCCCCATGCGATACAAGTAATCAAATCCTCTTTTCCGTTTTCTCTTACGTTTTTGAGTTTCACATCACAGATTTTACGGCCAAGTGGTGTTTCTCTAAGATGCTTTTCCTCGATAATTCCATCAAGGCTTACTTCATTCAAAGGGCTATCATCCTCTGGTTTTGTGATTGTATCAGCCATAACATACATAAGAATTGCTTTTCCAGATCCGGTTTTTACGTGCCGGGTAATTATCTTTCCCTTGACACATACCGTTCCGCTAATTTCTGTATCGCTGATTTCTTTGTCAAACAGTACCGGAAGTATATCTGCAACACCACTTCTTCTTTCAACTCCGATAAAAAATTTATAAAAATTCTTACCATTTGATTTATGGCTTTCCCTTGGTGCTGATACAACATCACCGATCAGTGTTATTTTGTTCTCCATTGCTTCTCCTTTCCATTTCTCTTCCGAGAACCTTTTTAAAATTCTCTTTATCATTCTGTTTCTTTCGTTTCCCTGCCAAAAGTTCAGCAAGCATACGCTTTTCTTCCGTGGAACATCTCGTGCCACTTATATACACAACGCCTACCATGCATCCTCTCTCATTCTGCGATTTCTCTTAATTCGCTTGTCAAGTTCGGCTCTCTTTCGGTCTACCTCTGACCAGTAATACATGATTGCCGCAATTACCGCACCGGCTACAAATTTAATAGCCGACATATTCCCGGACGCGCCCTCACTATCCATATAACACGCGGCAACTAAGGAATACTCCATTGCAACCGCGCCTATGATGAATTGGATTACTTTTTTCATTCATGCTCTCTCCTTTTATCGCGTTCTTCTTCCTGCTCACTATGTTTCGAAGCAGAACTCTCTACCATTCCAAGGACATATCCTTTCTGAAAATCTGTCATATTCGGAATGGCATCACGAAGCTTTTCAACAACTCGCTTTTCCTTTTCGCTCATTCAATCACTTCCTTTCATGCGCAATATCTGATTTCGTACTCTGATACGATTTTCGAAAAGATTTCACGCAATTTCTTATCATCCTCAATAATGTCCATTTTGTTCAATGCGCTGATTTCTGTTTTCGTGCATCCGCTTTCTGCCATGCGCTCACGTCTGTTTCTGATTCTTCTACTCAAGTCGCATCCGGCACGGTGTTCAAGTTCTGAATACATTTCAGTCCTCAATACATTGAATTGACAGTCTGCATTTCTCTGAATCCGGTTAAACTTGGCATTTATTTCATTTCTCCAATTATCAAATACCGGCTTCACCGCTTCTTTGATATGTTCAGTTGTTTCAATGGCTTTCTGTGCTGTGTCCTGCACTTTGGCAATCTGTCTGTCTCTCTCCTTGTCAGCAAGTTCTTTTTGAACCATCTGATTAAGAAGTCCTTGCAATGCTTGCAGTTCCGGAGATAACTGATCGTTGACACTTTGATGTACATTGAAATAGGAAGAAACTAATTTTCTTTGCACTTCCCATGCCAAATCATCCGTAAATGACTTGACCAACATCAGATAGCCCTGTTCGGTAATGAGTGCCGTTCCTCTTGGACTCACGGTATCAATTCCTACTGGACGAAATCCGTCCAATTCAGTATTTTCAATGTCTGACGGCTTCAAAACGAAATAATCTTCGCCCTCAACAAAATGTTTCTTGTTCTCAGCGAATCTGTGTCTTGCTGTTCCGTCTGGTCTTTCATGAACTATGTCAATGTCCTTAAATGTGACCACTCGCTTGCCTTTGTACTCTTTGATGGAAATATCTGCATTTCCAATGTGTACCAAATTATCCATACTTTCACTTCCTTTCTGTGGTATAATATTTTCAAAAACGGAGGAATTAACATGCTTCTAAAAATTGAAAGAATAATATTAAAGAAAATATCTAAAACAAATTTTTCAATCGAACTTTCCGAAATAGGTAAATTCGATGAAGAAGATGTATATCAAGCGTTTTTGGATTTGCAGGATAAAGGATATGTAACAAAAGTAAGTACATCTGCGGATAGATCAAATTTTAGCTTTATAGTTTCTCCAAAAGGAAGATTTTATAAAGAATACTTTTTCCTTTCATTTTTGAGAAATATCCTTATCCCATTTGTTGTTGCCATAATCACGGCAACCGCTACATATCATTTAGAAAAAGTAGCAGATAGCTATTCCGACAGCAGCTCCAGCCAATGCGCTTATGAATTGGACTCCTCCAATAATGAACGGCTCAAACTTATCAAGTAAGTCGCGCTTTTGTCTGAACGTCATTTTCTTCATGTTCTCACCTCTTTCCTGTTCATTTGATGTACATACAATAGCACATTAAATATACATTGTCAATAGTTTTTGTTGACTTAATGAACATTTAATGTTAATATAATTGTGAAAGGAGGGTAAAGGATGAATGAGAGAATAAAGCAAGTTCGGTTATCGACAAAATTAAGTCAAACCGAATTTGCAGAAAAAATTTTAGTCTCACGATCTGCTGTATGCAAAATGGAAAGCGGAGAAAATTCTCCATCAGAACAAACTGTTAAATTGATTTGTCAAGAGTTTAATGTCAATGAAGATTGGCTTCGCACCGGAAACGGAGAAATGTTTGTTGAATTATCAAAAGACGAACAGATTTCAGCAATGCTTGGAGAAATCCAAAGATTAGGTGATGAAAACTTTAAGTATCGACTTGTTTCTGCACTGTGCAAATTAAGCGAAAGCGATTGGACAGCCTTAGAAAATTTAGTAGATATGATTTCAGACAAAAAGTAAAAAAGAGCCAAGGGCAATGCGCAGACCCTTGGCTCTTTTCCTATTTTAATAAGTTACTTATGTATGCATATATGGTTTTTAACCAATGCAAATTTTCGCATTTTTCGATAAGTTTAATGATTTCATTTTTGTAGTACTCTTTTCCCAACCTAAAACCCCCAATCATATGCCCTATGTAGCGATACAGATATTATAGAACGTGTGTTCGGCATAGTCAATCCCCAATTATGGGCGGAGCCATGCCAAGCCCCACCCATGCCAGAACTTGAAGCGTCCTTTCGGACAAGTCCATAGTATCACTGCAATATGCATGATTTCAACATTTTTCGGTCGCAAGTTTCGACAGAAAATGTCATTGCAAAGAAGCGGAAAGCTGTTTCTCAATCTCTTCTTGCACTTTTGCGCGCCAACGCATCGGCACTTCATCAATCGTCATTTTCTTGTCTACCAGAATACGTCTCACGTAGAATTTAACCATATCCTACACCTCACTTTCTGCGGCAATGCTTGCCAGTTCTTCGATTGCTTCTGCGTTTGCTTCGTGTCCTGCTTTAAGCTCATCAATTGCCTTTTCCATTTCCGTCTTGGTTCTCAGATTAACGGTTACTGTATATGTACCATCTTCTGTGCCACTATCGTCCGTATTAGGAATATAAGAAAATCCCTCGCTCTTCAAATCTTCATACTCACCGGAAGTCTGATCATTGTGTGTAAATGTGACCTTTGAGATGTTCTCTTCCGAGAAGGCATCTGTGATTGTCTTGATTCCGTCAAAATCTTTCGACTGAATCTGAATATTGCCGAGACTCGCTCCTTCGGCGATCTCGAACTCTGTTTTGTTTTTCAAAATAATTTTGTCCATAATTTTTCCTTTCTATGTGTAAATTTACGGGTTACTAAACTTATTTAAACGGCAGTTTTGGTGAAAACAATGGTCTTTATTTCGAGTGCCAAATCCTTATTAGCGGTTTTAGTACTTACATTAAAATACGCAACTGTGCATGGGCAACTGAATGGTCTGAGTGGAGAACACTTTAATTTGTATTTTTTGTTTATTTTTTAAACCAAGAACACCATTCATTTCTTTCAGTTTTGGATCTTACATATATACTATTTTTGCTATCGATCACACTTATAACGATTTGAACGCTATATATAGAATTAGTACCAAATGCAATGAGAATTGACCAACTTGCACCTGGCGAATTTTCTAATTTATTAGTGTCCCCAATCATATATACTCCAGATGTGTAATAATTTAAATTGCTACCATCTGGGATAAAATCGAAAGTTCCTAATCTGCCGTTTAAATCACTTAACTGTTTTGCAAGTGTACCATCCAGATTCGGATTTGCCTGTCGTGCATCTAATGCAAACCCGGTTTCTGTTGTTACCTGGTTATTTACAATACTTTCAGGTTGCAGTGCAGTTCCGATTTTATCCTTTAATGTATCTGCCAATTTTATGACGTTTTTCGCTTCGTCCAATGTAATTGTGGTTCCATCCAAGTTAATGCTAAGCGTTCCACTCTCATCTACGCTCATGCTTTTTCCGTCCGGTTTTACAATTCCGGCTTCCTCTGTTGTTGCAATTGCGCCAACACCGCCAACAATCGACTTCGACCAATATTTTGCGTTTGTGGGTAACGTCCTCTTCGGCACAGCTTTTTTTGCTATGAACATTGTGTTATTATATGTTACCTCATCAAGTCTCTTATACTCCGACTCTGCGCTCCAATCGCCCTTTGGCACAATTGCTACTCTTCCTGCTATAGCCATTTAAGCCACCTCCCAGTTTAAATTTCCGTCATTGTCAACGACAAAGTTATATGCTGCATTGTCCGTGTAAATCAACTCCCCATCCTCGTTCACATCAAATTCTGTCATTGTGAGTTTCTTGTTAATCTCGTCTTCGATTCCCTGTGCTCGGTCTGCGCTGTCCTTGGCATCTGCGGCAGATTTTGCCGCCTTGGTTTCGGACTCTCCTGCGCTTTTGGCAGATGCTACCGCCTTGGCAGATTCCACCTTAATATCCGCTAAAAAGTTAGGTTGCAACTTATCCTCAGTTATTGAGCCGCCCTTAATCATCGGCTTGACTTTTCCATCAGAAGTGACCTCAAATGCAATCTCGTCACCCTCTAAGAACTCATACTGCGTGATCAGCGCGGATAAGTCCACGTTCTGCGCCGTGCCATCGTCAAGCGCGATTACCAACTGCTGACTTTCCGGATCATACTTGAAGTTGACTGCCAGCTTCTCCAACTTGGTATCAATGACCGCTTTGGAACCATTCATCTTAACGACCGTCAGCGTTCCGTTGGATTCATCCCAAAGGATTTCCTTTACAAGTTCGTTAGCCTTGGTCAAGTCAACTTTGGATGCATCCATAGCAACCACGCGATCATCCAGATTGTCAATCGCCAAGTCCATCTTGTTAAGATTAGATTCATTTACCGCTGTTTTTTCACTTGGGAGATTCTCCCAGTTGATGCGGTTATATATTTTCTGCATGGCTCACACTCCTTTCTAGTGCGGATAATCGTTGCTCAAAGTCCTTCATCTGTTCACTCAAATTTTTGTTTTCTCGCTTTAACTTTTCAATCTCCTTTTGTTGTTTTTGAATCATCTGAACATGCATAGCATGAAGCTCGCGATAATTAACGTGATGCAACTTATCATCGACATATAAATCAACGTGTTCGTCCGTATCGACCGGAAGATATTCATATAATGAAGTATCACGTTCCCTAATTCCAACATCTAACAAGGCTTTTTCTAATTCCTGTGAGATAAAGCCGTAATGGTATTGTCTGCTATCGGAAGATTTAAGCCCCGGCTTATATCTAAATTTAACAGGATGTAGTTTTAGATAAGCGGATTCTAATTCTTCCGGCAAATCAGTTATGTGATCCTTGATTCTTCTATCAGATCCGGTGTCAATCGTATATACTTCGCCATGAATTTGATATGTTCCGCTGTCTCCACCAATCACATTTAAAAATCGAATTGCTTTTTTAATCGTTGCGTTGCTGGTTGTTCCTGTTGGATAAGCCGTTATATTTTTTACCGGAATATCAGGAATGGCTTGATCTACATAGCTTTCAGTTGCCAAGTTTTCCCCGTTTGCGTCAGTAACAGACGATAAATCCAACCTAACGTTCTGCAAAAATGCATTATTTCTTCCGTCATGACTTAATATCTCTACTCCATATGCGTCACCGCTGTCAAAAAGCAGAGAGTCTATTATATGTACTCGTCCAAGAGCGTCCAGCTCGAAATTGTTACACTCTACAATCAATCGGTTTCCGCGTAACACAATCTGGTCGGCACTGGCATTAATCATAGAAATAACTTGGTCATTCTCATCCCTACCCAGCTTCAATTCCAATGATGCGTCTAATTGTCCCTCTGCTTTTTGTGCGCGGTTGACTTCTGCAGAAATGCTTTTTGCGGTCTGCTCAAACTTGGTATTTGTCTGTTCCTCTAAATCCTCATACGTGGATTGAAGATGGTCTGCATTTCGTTCTAACTTTCCGGTACGTCTTTCCACGCTTTCAATCGTATCTCTGATAGAATTAACCTTTGCAGAGTGCGTCTGCGTGCCCTGTGCCGAGATTGAATCTCTCTTGCTCTGCACTCCGGTTAGGGTGCGCTGCAATAGATACGTTTCAACGATTTCTCTTGTGGTGTTGAACCGGATTGGTTCGCCAAGTGTCAGACATGGATTTCCGACACAGGTGCAACTTTTAATCGGTGTGTATGCCGCCTGTTTCATAATCGGCAATAGGTTATTTGCAATCTGTTCCAGCTCCGCTCCGGTCTTGTCTGATACAAGAAAGTTTCCTGTAATCGAATAGTTGTTTCCGGAAGTTCCAACAATAGCACCGGCATTATCTTCGCTTGTCTTGATTTCAAGCTGTGTGATCGCCTTGCTTTGGAAGTCCTCATAATCAAACGTGATATAGTGTCCGGTCATGGACTCTGTATTTGCGTCAGACGGAAACAAATTGTCTGCCGGAAATAAATCTTCTGCCGGATAAAGCGCGCTTGTGATTGCTTTCAGAAAGACATACTCAAACTTGCCCTCTCGGCTGATATTTCCAAAGCATCCGTTAATCTCACAGATTGCCGTTACAACGGTTTTTCCACTGATAGCAGACTCTTCTGTGACCGCGCTTGAATCGTCCGTCTGTGTGGCTACAATCGTCTTATTGACCGTCATGGAATCATTGACAAGGCTTGTTTCAACTTGCGCAATTCCAAGATGCGCAAAGAAGCTATTTCGGAACTGCTTAAGTGTCATTGGAAAACTAAGTCCTGCATACCAAGACTTTACATCCGTATTGATAATGTCATACAAAACGTCATATGCCGTAATCTGACGTTTTGTACGGTCAGCCGTAGGAACATCGGATGCCACCTTAAAAACTCCGTATGGCATCGGATTTTTGCTATCTCCGTCAATCGTTTCTTCGATAGAGATTGTCTTTCCGATAATGTTTCCGGCAGTGTTTCTTGCTGTGAATTTTACGCAATTCGCTTCGCACGCTCCAAACTTTAATTCAGACTCCGAACAAAGACTTTCTTCAAGCGCAAACGTACCGATTTCAAGCATCGAATTGTCTATTTTCTGATTCGTTCCAACAACAGATATGACCATCTGTTTATCTGTCGCGGAATCCCAATACTTTTCTTTCAAACTGCTATTTATCATATACACCACCTACAAACGAAAATTTGATTGCGTCGTACTTAATCTTCCCATGTGCCACAGAATAGAACGTAGGCTGAATGTCAGCGATATATCCGTACTGTGTCACATATCCGCGTTTTTCCGGCACGTATGCCGTGATATAGCCGCCGCGCTCCTTTGCCTTGGTATAGTTCTTTTCTATGTTCTTCCAAAAATCATCAAACTGCTTTTCGGTCAGCATGGCTTTGGTTTCAAACTCAACCTTTAGGGCTTTCAGTTCCACGGCATCACGATGCTCATATCCGTTTTCATCCGTCCAAAGGTCTTTATCCTGCATGTTTACATAGGAACTAAACGTGTCCTGCTTTATTAAATTGTTCGGTATGGTATAATCCCCAAACTTTACTAAATATCCGCCATATCCCATCGTTTACCTCCTAAAATGGGTATAAAAATAGCACCTACCGTTTTGGTAGATGCTATCCATTTGATTAAATTTTAAGCTACTACTGATTCCCATTCAGATTTCAGCTTTTCTACATCGTTTTCAAAAAGTTTGCAAGCGATTTCGTACAACTGCGGAATCATTCCCATTTCCCTGTCGATATAATCCATCTTGTTTCTTACTTTTGGCTTGAGTGTGCACCCTTCCATCCTTGATTTAAGGTTGCAGTGATATTTCCTTTCAAATTCTCCATAAAGCAACGAATAGCGTTCTTGATACTTTCCATCGGCACCGAAACGGACAATCTGCGTTATCCGCTGTCTCTTAGTTGCCAAGTCAATATCATCAACGAGTCCGATAATAACATCTTCTTTATGGATGATTTCTTTCTGCTGCCTTTTAATGGTTTCGTTCTGCGCTCTAACAGTTTTTAATGTCTGTGAAAATATCAGTTTAGTGTTTTCATCCGCATATGGTAGGTAAGTGGAAATAAATAATTCATCATTATTGACATACCCACCTGTTTTACGGATTGTAGGGAGAACCTCGGATGTTACCCAACGTTTGAACTTATGAAGTTTCTCTTTTCTTTCGTTTATAAGGGAGTCGTTTTGTGACACACCCTTTGCTTTCTGCGGTTGCATTTGAAAAAGCAAGGAATATAAGCCGCTTTCATTAACAATCGTCATTTTTTGTTTTCCACCTGGAGTATCAATTTGTGACACACCCTTATCAGAATCATCAATATTTGAAAGGCTTCTTCTGTAATTCGTATCTCCGAATACTTCGCATATATCCTTTCCAACAAACCATGGTTCATCATCGACCATGACCATTCTGATCTGTCCGAATATTGGATTCTCGAATACCTCAATGCCATTTTGAATCTTAAGCATAAGTTGTGATTTTTTCATTCGTGTCTACCTCCATACATTTTTATCTGAATAAAAAAGAGGAAGCCACTTGTGAAATCACATTGGTTTCCTCTTTCGTACAGTATGGCGTTCGAGTAAGTAATCCGCTTCTTCACGGATAAGGTTGTTTCCTTAGTAATAAGGATAGACTATTTTTGATTTTGTGTCAATCCGATTTTGGAATTAAAATAAGCCGTGTTTCCACGGCTTAAGTATCATTTATCTTTCAATCTTTATTGTAACCAAGTATATGTATATGCTTCATCAACATATATCTTATAACTGCTCGGATAGATCGTATCGTAATTTGAATCGTACGGAAAACTAAACGAGAAATAATCGGTGTCTCCATTCTTTTCACATTCTGCATAATGATAATCATATTTGATCAAGTTGCCAGATGCATCATACATTAAGCAAGAAATTTTCACAAATGAAAAATCTTTTCCGGAATCGTTTGTAGCTTCAACCGTAACATTATCTGCTCCAATGTCCGATTGAACCATTATATTGCGAACATCACAAACAGCATTTGTTGCTTCATCAACACTCAACGACATTTTATAGTTATCATAAGAAACATCGTTATAATCAGAATCGCTCGGTGCGTCAAAATAAAGAACACATTCCTTACCGGATTCAAAAGCTCTGTTACAATCGCTTTTGCTATCCAGCATTTTACCGTTTTTGTAGTATACAAGTTTTGCGTCCAGATCAACATTTACCTTGTTGTTGTTTTTCAAGATAGCAACAACTCCATGACCACTATCTTGGTATTCAATTGAGATGTTTTTCTTTACCTTGTTCGCATTAAAGGAAGAAGTGACGGTAACTTTGCAAGAAAGCGTTTTCTTTGCAATTTTTGCTTTTACGTACGTTGTTCCTTCTCCAACCGCCAGAACTTTTCCAGACTTGTTTACAGAAGCAACATATTTATTGCCACTACTCCATTTAGCAGTTTTCCTCATTCCGCTTATCTTTAATGTTGCGGATTCTCCAATTTTTAAATTAAGAGTCTTTCTGTTTAATTTGATAGTTGCCGCCTGCGCAACAATCTGTTTCCCATCTGCATTTTGGATTGGCATAGACGAAACCAAAACGGCAAATGCCAACCCAATCGCTACTAATAATTTTTTTGTGTTTCTCATAATGACTCCTTTCTTGTGATATGATTTATTTAGAATTATATCACGTTCAATTATAGAAGTCACTAAAAAACATATACATTGTCTCCGGTTCGATTGTAATGTTCTCTACCATAATCCCTTGCAGCTTTTCCTATGTCGTTTGTAGTAATTCCGAAATTTTTCTGTAAAATAGCTTGTAATAACTGATTTTGTTGTCGCAGTAAGGAAACCTCTTGCGCAGATGTTGAATTGATAGCATCTTTGATTCCGGTAATTTCTTGGCTTCCTGCGACCGCTGGCTTACCTCCGACTGTTCCCATAATTTCCGGAAGTCCATTTTCTCCAACTGTTGCTATGCTATATTTATCCATAAAACCGCCCGTTGCATAAGCCTTTACTTTAGGTAGGCTCACTTTCGGCACAAGATCGACTCCGCTCCACTTTACCTTTGCTACTTTAGCCGCCGCAGAAACAACACTGTTGAACCCTCTCAAAACGGTATTCACTCCACCGATCAATGAATTTATTGCTGTTTCAATTCTTGAAATTACGGTGTTCATTGCCCCGGCAACACCACTTTTCACGCTATTCCATAATTTGCTGAATATTTCAGCTACACTTTCTTTCATCTTCGAGAAAGCATTTTTTATCGGGGTGGTTACATGTTCTTTAAACCAACTAGAAACACTATTCCACGCCCCGGTTACCGCTGTCTTTGCCGCGCTAAAAGCTTTCTGAATAGATTCTTTTGCTGAGCTAAAAGCATTCTTGATAGGTGTTGTAACATGCTCCTTAAACCAACCGGAAACCACCGCCCATACCGATTTTACAGTTGTCCATAGAACCTTGAATGCAGTTGATACTGCCGATTTCAATAATTCAAAATTCTTCTTTATTGGCTCTATTACCTTTGATTTAAACCAATCAGAAACAACAATCCATACAGCCTTGACAATGATCCACAATCCTTCAAAGATTTGACCAACTCTTTTCGAAAATCCTTGGAAAAATGAAACAATAGGAGTTATAACATTAGTATTGAACCATCCAGAAACTGTTTTCCATACACCGGATATATCTTTCCATAAAGAAGAGAAAAAACCGGAAACGGATTTCCATAATCCCTCAAAAAATCCGCTTATTGGCTTAATCACATTAGTATTAAACCAATCTCCGGCTTTTGAGAAAATTTCTTTTATTTCTTTCCAATGATCCTTGACTACTACAGTTGCCGTTGCAACAGCGGCTACTATTCCTGCGGTAATCGCTGCCGGTGCTGCCGCTACCCCTAAAATAACCGCTCCGACTGCCGTAATCGTAACTCCGACAAGCATAAGTGCTTCATTAAGCCAACTGAATCCGTTCTTTAGCATGGTCACAAAGTTTGATATTGCAGTAAACGCGCCAATTGCAACAGATCCAATCCCGGTTATAGCTTTTGCTACCGGACTGATAAAAGAAAGTGCGCTCTCTGCCGCACCGCTACCGAATAAAGCTTTGACACCAGCTGAAACAGTTGTTCCAAGTGTAGCAAACGCCCCACCTATTTTTTTTGACAAAGCGGTAGACAATACTGCCGAGATTCCCTCATTTGCCGCAATTTCAACGCCAAGCCTTGATGCAAGTGAACCAGCTATTGATTTTGAAATGTAAGTTCCGATTATATCAAGTGCGGTTTTTGCAAGATGCAATCCAAGGATTTTTTTGATTGTCAGTGCACCGATGATAATTGCGACTGTCTTTACATCTAAGTTGCTTAAAAACTCCTTGACACCTTTCCATACATCCTTCCAAGAAATTTTACTTAATGCTGTCGTAACTGCATCAAACGCACCTTGCGCCCACGAATTAAGCGTTTTAGCTAATAATGCAAAGTCAAAGTTTTGGAAAAACTTGTTAATTCCGTCTGCGATTGAATTTCCAAATTGTTTCCAATTAAATGTCGTGCCAAACGAATCCAATCCATGAAGCACCGTGTTTAATGAATTTGCAATCAGCCTTCCGGTTTCTCCGAAAAGCGTTGTACCTTTCTGACCCTCAAATAGTCTATTAAGGAATTTTGCAAGTCCACTACCAAAGCCGGACGCTTTGGCGTATACCTCATCCCACTTGATGCCTCGCATTGCATTGATAAGAGCACCAGAAATCGCTTTTCCAAGTCCTTCAAGGTCTTTGATGTCGCTTTTGAATTTCTTAAAAATGGTGTCGGTCTGAACCAACTTTCCGGTATCTCCACCGCCAGAGCCGCCAGAGCCAGAACCGCCACCGCTTCCACCGCTTCCAGAACCGGAAGTGTTATCTTTACTCTGTTTTGAAATAACCTTTAATTCATCAAATGCACGAGTTGCCTGTTGGATTTCCTTTTTTGCTTTCTTGGCATTTTTTGCGATACCGCCTG